GCAACAGTCAAGGAAGGTTATAGGGTTTTTGGATTTGATTTGAAATATCTCAAAGAAGCTCTTGATATTAGCAAAAACAACGAAAGTCAAGGCCACAGTCTCCCATGTAAGGGATTTTAAAAGGGGTCTTAGTACAATAACCCCATTGAAAACTGCAAAGGAAGTGTTTATATGGATAAATTTTTTACTAAGAAAAATTGTGATAGATGTGGAAAGGATTTACAAGATGGAAGAATAATGTCCATGTTTAATGAGGATTGTATTTGTATGAAATGTAAAGATGAAGAAACTAAACATAAGGATTACAATAAGGCAAGAGATAGAGAAATTGAAGAAGTACGGAAAGGAAATTATAACTTTAAGGGAATTGGTTTTAAAGATAAGAAAAAATAGAATTCTGTTAACAACTTTAGGAGCCTGAAAGGGCTCTTTTTGATTGGAGGTGATACCTATGACACAGAGAGGAAGAAAACCTAAACCTACAGCAATAAAGGAACTTGAAGGGAATCCAGGAAAAAGACCATTAAACAATAATGAACCTAAACCTGAAAAGAAAGCACCAAGATGTCCATCATGGCTTGAGCCTGAAGCAAAGAAGGAATGGAAGAGACTATCTAAACAATTAGAGCATTTAGGAATTTTAACAGAAATAGATATGGCTGCTTTTGCTGGATATTGCCAGGCTTACGCTAGATGGAAGGAAGCTGAAGAATTTATATCTAAGCATGGAACAATTGTAAAAACTCCTTCAGGTTATTGGCAGCAGGTGCCACAGGTATCGATAGCCCAAACTTACCTTAAGATTATGAATAAATTTTGTGAACAATTTGGTCTTACTCCATCATCAAGAAGCAGGATTTCAGTTGAGGGAGCAGTTGAAAACGATGATCCAATGGAACTACTGCTTATAAAGGGTGGTGGTTAAAATATTTGATGAGAGAAAAGCGAAACATGCCGTAAACTTTATAAATAATCTAAAACATACCAAAGGCCAATGGAGAGGTGTACCTTTTGATTTGCTACCTTGGCAAGATAAAATTATTAAAGATATATTTGGCACAGTTAAAGAAAATGGCTATAGACAATATAATACAGCATATATTGAAATACCTAAAAAGAATGGGAAATCTGAATTAGCTGCAGCAGTTGCTTTATATTTAACCTGTGGAGATGGAGAATGGGGTGCTGAAGTCTATGGTTGTGCAGCCGATAGACAGCAGGCTTCTATAGTATTTGATGTAGCTGTAGAAATGGTAGATCAATGTCCAGCACTAAAAAAGAGGATAAAGCCAATAATGTCAGTAAAAAGATTAGTTTATAAGCCAACTAATAGTTTCTATCAGGTACTATCAGCTGAAGCTTACACAAAACATGGACTTAATGTTCATGGAGTAATATTTGATGAACTCCATGCTCAGCCTAATAGAGAGTTATTTGATGTAATGACTAAGGGAAGTGGTGATGCAAGGCTTCAGCCTTTGTTTTTTCTTATTACAACTGCTGGTACAGATAGAAACTCTATATGTTATGAAGTACATCAAAAAGCAATAGATATTATAGAAGGAAGAAAAATTGATCCAACATTTTATCCCGTAATCTATGGAATAAAAGATGACGATGATTGGACAGATGAGAGAAATTGGTATAAGGCTAACCCCTCTTTAGACCATACAATAGATATAGAAAAAGTAAGAATTGCCTTTAATAATGCAAAAGAAAATCCAGCAGAGGAGAACTTATTTAGACAGCTAAGACTTAATCAATGGGTGAAACAATCTACTAGATGGATGCAGATGGATAAATGGGATGAATGTAATTTTAAAGTAAACCCTGATGAGTTAATAGGTAGGGAATGTTATGGCGGTTTAGACCTTTCAAGCTCTATAGATATAACTGCCTTTGTACTTGTTTTCCCTCCTCTGGATGAAGATGATAAATATATTGTACTTCCTTACTTTTGGATACCTGAGGAAAATTTAAGGTTAAGGGTAAGAAGGGATCATGTTCCTTATGATGTATGGGAGAAACAAGGTTATATTAAAACCACTGAAGGTAATGTAGTTCATTATGGATTTATTGAGAACTTTATAGAGGAATTAGGAACAAAGTACAATATAAGAGAAATAGCATTTGATAGATGGGGAGCAGTACAAATGACTCAAAACTTAGATGATATGGGCTTTACAGTAGTTCCTTTTGGACAAGGATATAAGGATATGAGTCCACCTACTAAAGAACTAATGAAACTAACATTAGAAAAGCGAATAGCCCATGGTGGAAATCCAGTATTAAGATGGATGATGGATAATGTTTATGTAAAGACTGACCCTGCAGGAAACATAAAACCTGATAAAGAAAAAAGTACAGAGAAAATAGATGGTATAGTTGCTACTATAATGGCACTTGATAGGGCAATAAGAAACAAAGGATATAGTGGGAGTATATATGACGAGAGAGGAATCTTGATTATATGACATGGCTTGATTGTTAATAGTTAGAAACAGCTGATAATTATTAATTGCTTAATCTGTACTCATTAATATATGTTATAATATAAGTACTAATAATATTGGGGGGATTTATAATGAAAGAGTCTATTACAGATAAGCAATTTATTAATTCATATCGATCTGCAGGTTTATGGTTTGTAGCACTTTATATGGAAGCATTTTTATTAAGGATTGATGAATTAGACGATGATCTATTAAAGACCAAACTAATAGAAGAAATATATGACAATGGAGAAAATACATTTGATAAAGAGATTAGTGGGACAAGGACTAGAGTAAATGCTCTATATAGGATTATTAAGGCGGGAAGGGTAATAGAAGCATTAGAAATAGCTACTAACTCTAAACGATTAAAAAAAGAGTTTCCTGAAGCCGCTAGTCAGGCAAAAGATTTGCTGGACAGAATTAATACTGGCAGATTTAAAGTACAGCTATAATCAATATTGAGTTTCCATATAAAGGAAAACAGAAGTTATGAAAATAAGTTGGAGTGTTGATAGAGAATTTTTTAAAACTACATGTAAAAATGCTGCCCAAAATTTTAAGGATCTACCAGAACCATTGCCTTGGATAGAACCTTCTATTAATATGATTTATTTAGAGAGTATAACTTCATTCTTGTTTGGGAACTATTTTAGCTCAATTGTTAGTATGAGCATTCTTTTGGAACACGTGTTAAGGTTGGCAATCTGTGATAAGGAGAATAGTGGGTTAAATAGGAACATTAGTATAAAGCAATTAGATAAAAGGGGTTGGTATTTATGAAGATTGAAATGGGTGAATCATTACTATATTCATGGTTAAGACATGTAAAAGAGTGTCAAATAGTACAGACTAACTGGAAGGTTTCCCCAAAGTGGGATTTAAAAAACGAGGATAAGTTAGCTGAAATAATGGAAAGAACTAACTCTTATTTTGAGGATAAGTATGGATATTTAATTTACAAAAATAATTCGCTAAGTCAATTGCTTATACAAGCAGAGATAGATGTTCTTGGGATTTCAATTGATGAAGAAGGTAATCATATCTATGCTATAGATGTTGCTTTTCACGAGGCAGGCTTAAATTATGGTACTAAAGAAGAAACCATTACAAGGGTTATTAAAAAATGTATTCGAACAGCAATGTGTATTTTTGGATACATTGGTAAAGATACTGCTGAAATAATATTTGCATCTCCTAAAATAAACCCTGTCATCATAAAGGACCTAGCACCTAAATTTAATGAACTTAATAGTATATTGGCTACATTAGGATTAAACTTTACTACAAGACTTATAGCAAATGAGGAATTTAATGGGAAAGTCTTAGAACCTATATTATTAGCTAGTGGAGGAATATCCGATACATCTGAACTGTTTTTACGAAGTTATCAAATGTATAGTATGTTTTCTGAAAAGGCCAGTAGATCAATTAAAGCAAAAAAGGTGATTAGAAATAAAAAAGAAGAGAAGAATATTGAATCAATGCTTACTGATGAAACATTGAAGGAACTTAAAATAGGCAAATTAGTCCAAACAACAATGAGAGAGTTATTTAGAAACGAAAAGATTTCAATGGACGAGATAGAAAAAATGACCCAACCCGATTATTCAAAACAAATATTTAATGCTAATATTCCAGTACTTAAAGAAGTACCTATCGGGGGCAATATTGACGAATTGAAAAGAGATGACAATAACTATCCAAGGTACTATTCATATACAATCTCTATTTATGGTAAAGATTATTTGTTATCTTCACAATGGTTTGAGCATTTACATCGGACATATTATGAAAAGTGGCTATCTAATAAATTATAGCATCTCACTTGAGGTGCTTTTTTCATGCCTATTTTAGGAGCATTCCTGTAAAGAAAATAAATGAACTTTGAAAAACAAGACACCTCGCAATAAGATAGAGATGTGCTGATTCAGACAAGAAAGGCACAAAACTAAAATATTGGAGGCGTCATATATGAAGCGTACACAAAATGAAAAGATTTTGCAAATCAAATTTGAGACATTGGTAGTAGGAATTGACATTGGAAAGGACACACACTATGCGAGAGCCTTTGATTGCAGGGGAATCGAGCTGTCAAAGCTCCTTAGATTCAGCAACACAAATCAGGGTTATAAAGCCCTTGAGGACTGGATGCAGGAAATAATGAAGGAGAAAGGAAAAACCGAGGCAATAGTAGGTTTTGAGCCTACAGGGCACTACTGGTTTACGCTTGGTGATCACTTGCAGAGAAAAGGCCATAGATTAGCAATAGTTAATCCGTTTCATGTGAAGTGTACGAGAGAGCTTGATGATAACAGTCAGACTAAGAATGACAAAAAGGATCCTAAGACTATAGCGATGTTGGTCAAAGACGGTAGATTCAGGGATGTCTACATACCGGAGGATGTATACCAGGAACTTCGTGAAGCGGTCAGCGAAAGGGAACGTCTGGTTGAACAGATGATAAGCCTGAGCAATCAGGTCATACGATGGTTGGACATAAGATTTCCTGAGTTTAATCAAGTATTCAAGAATTGGCGTGGCGAGGCAGCATGGCTTACACTTAGGCACTTCCCAACTCCTGCGAAAGTAGCTGCTACAGGTGCTTCAAGCATAGTAAGTACATGGCGAAAGAAAATGAAGAAGCCGAGCCTTAAGAAGGCTGAAAAGCTTGTTAACTTAGCTATTAGATCAATAGGAAGAACGGCTGGAAATGAGGCAGCGGAAGCAGCTTTGCAGAACCTGTTGACACAGTATGAAATGGTGATGCGGCAAAAACAAGACATAGAGCAACTGATGCAGGAACTGCTCATAAAGGTTCCAAGCGCATCGAAACTTGTAGATATCAAAGGAATGGGAATGGTAGCAGCGGCGGTCATTGTCAGCGAAATCGGAGATATCAGCCGATTTAACGATCCCAGGCAGATACAGAAGATGGCTGGACTGAGCTTGCGTGAGAATAGTTCAGGCAAGCACAAAGGTAAAACGAGAATAAGTAAACGAGGGCGAAGGCGCTTAAGAGAAGGGCTTTTCAGAGCTATGATAACGATGTTGGCAACAAACTCAGAGTTTCGTCAATTGCATCAAAGAAATCTTAGCAGGGAACAGAACCCTCTTAACAAAATGGAATCCATAGTAGCCCTTTGCGGCAAGCTTATTCGAGTTATTTTTGCGATACTGACAAAAGGCAATGACTACGATGCGGATAGGATGCTAAATGATATGAAAAGGTCGATGAAGGCTGCATAATAGCCGGAGATTAGCAGTTAGTAATTAGCCACATGTAGCCACACGCAATCACTCTGAAGACCGCAACAGAGAAAGATGCATTCAAGCTATAGAATTAAGTTTTAGCAGTATTTGCACCTTGAAATGTAGAGCCGGGGCAGTCAAGTTGAATTTTACCTTTAGGGCAAAGACCCAGTTTAGGAGCATGATTGACGTTCCACCTTTAGGATAAGCAGGA